CCATGCTGACCATTCTGGCCTTCTACTTTGGCGGCGGGATGCTTGAAGGCGTCGTTGGTAAAGTGAAAGCAAAGAAATGAACATTGATGCACTGCGTGAAGAGATAGCGGCTGATGAAGGCTGCAAGTATGAAATATATTTAGATCACCTGTCGCTGCCCACGCACGGAATCGGTCATCTGATCACAGAAGATGATCCAGAGCATGGCCAGCCGGTTGGCACACCCGTCAGCGAGGATCGCGTCAATCAGGTGTTTGAAGACGATATTGCGATTACGCTGAGAGAGTGCCGCATTTTGTATGAGAACTTTGACGATCTGCCAGAAGACTGTCAGCGCATCCTTGCCAACATGATGTTCAATATGGGCAGGCCGCGTCTGTCCAAGTTTGTTGGCATGAAGTCTGGGATTTATGCAAAAGACTGGCATCGGGCGGCAGATGAGATGGTTGATTCAAAGTGGTATGGGCAAGTGACCAACCGTGCAGATCGACTGGTGAAGCGCATGAGAGCGCTGGCTGATGGCTAGAAGAGCGCCAGCCAAAGGCAAGGCCAAGGTCAAGGTCACTGCCACTGGCAAACGAGTGTCTTACGGACAAGCTGGCAAGGCAAAGGGTGGTGGCCCACGGGTGCGCCCTGGCACATCGAAGGGCGACAGCTATTGCGCCCGATCAGCCGGTCAGATGAAGAAGCATCCCAAGGCTGCACGCAATCCTAACAGCCCATTGCGCCTGTCACGCAAGCGCTGGAAATGCGCCGGTAAAAAGTCACGGAGATAATTTATGAAGATGAAGAAACTGACGGCACGGCAGCAGGCCGCGCTGAAGCGCCATGGCGCCAATCACACCGCCAAGCACATGACAGAGATGCGTAAGCTGATGCGCGGCGGCAAGACATTTACAGAAGCGCATCGGGCGGCGATGCGTAAAAAAGGAAGGTGAAAGCAATGCCAGGAAATATGAAAAAGCCAAAGATGATGCCAAAGCGCAGACCCACAAGAGCGGCTGCAAAGAAGAAGATGGCACCACGCCGTCGCATGCGTCGAAGCTACGTTTGATGGCACGCAGTAAAACGCCGTCTAAACCAACACCCACTAATCCGAAGCTGTATGCACGGGTGAAGGCAGAGGCGAAAAAGAAATTCGATGTCTATCCGTCTGCTTACGCCAACGCCTGGCTGGTTCGCACATACAAGTCGCGCGGTGGTAAATACAGGGGCAAGAAACCGACATGAGCCTGACCAAATGGTTCAAAGAAGACTGGGTTGATATCAGCGCACCAAAGAAGGGTGGCGGCTACAAAAAGTGTGGCCGCACCTCTTCAGAGCGTAACAAGCGTGGCTATCCAAAATGCGTTCCAAGCGCAAAAGCAGGGCGCATGAGCAAGTCGCAGATCAGGTCTGCGGTGCAGCGCAAGCGGTCAAAAAAGCAGGGCGTTGGTGGCAAGCCGACCAATGTGGCGACGTTCGCAAACAGGCGTAAAGCACGGGCATAATTTGTTATAGTTTTGTTATAGGTTTGTGCTTACCAACGCCTGCCAGCATATCCCAAAATGCCCAAGAAACAGCCAATTTTGTTGGTCAAAAACCAGTAAAATCGTGCTTTGCAAGCAGGAGGTCGTCGGTTCGATCCCGTCTGGCTCCACCACCCCAAACCCAAGTATAGCCTCAAATACAGTCCCTCGGCCGTGAATGGCTGGGGGCTGTTTTTTTGTTTTGTTATAGGTTTGTTATAGTTTTGTTTGCAGGGTTTGACTTTTTATGTCAATATACTCTCATTGAGATATCAAATGGGAGCAAGGCAATGAAAGATTTATCGGTTAAATTTTGGGAAAAGCGTGGCCACTATGTAATCAACGCATCCCGTGTGGGCTTAAGTGTCAACCATGGAAATTTTGCAACGAGGGATGCGGCTCTTGCAGAAGCGGAAATGCTGAAGGCCAGATTTTTAACTGGCATGATTGCCCAGCCGTTGCAGATATCAAAATGCGCCGACGCTGCTGCTGCGTTTTTAGAATCACAAACGCGCCGTGTTGATGATGAAGAAATCAGCCTTTCACATTACAAGGGGGTAAAGCGTTCGATAGATTTTTCCTTGGCAATCCGTATTGATGGCAAGATGTTTGGCAAGCATGCTTTGGACAAGCTGGTCACAAAAGCAAACAAAGATGAATTGGCGGCGACTTTCAAGCGCGAGATAAAAGCTGAAGGCAAAAGCAAATCTCTTGCGGAACAGCGTATCAAGGCGCTCAAGTCATTTTTCAACTACTGTCAAGCGAAGGGATGGGTTGATCTTAATCCGTTAGACAAAGTGTCTTTTGGGCTGGCGACAGACATTGCAGATCGTGCGCCAAAGATTCAGCCTGGTACTGTCCAGCAACTTGTGACGAAGGGCTTGGATGGTGAAACATTGACAAGCCGCGCTATGGTGTTGACAGCGTTGTCGTCTGGCATCCGTCAGGGTGAACTGCGTGCGCTGCCGTGGCGTTGTGTAGATTTTAAAGAAAGCGCGATTAGGATTGAACAGGCTGTCAAAACAGAAAGCAGTGTGATTGGTGAGCCAAAAACAAAGCGTGGTTTTCGTACCATCCCCGTGCCAAGCGAGACAATGCAATTACTGCGTGAACTGAAGATGCAAAGCCGCCATACGAGCGATGACGATCTGGTGTTCGCCACAGCCGCTGGATTGCCAAAGCAAAAAAAGACACTGCGTGAATTGATTGAACGCGCATCAAAGCGTGCCGGTATTGAGCGCATGGTCTGGGGTGACATGAGACACTTTTTTGCAAGTGTCCAACTGTCTGCTTTGGGTGAGGATTGGGCAGAGGTTGCAGCTTTGATGGGCCACAGCAACCCGTCATTCACTTACCGCCAATACGGACATTTTTCAAAGAATGAGGCAAAGCAAGAAAAGGCGCGGTCTGCCGCTGCCAGTGCAATATTCGGATAAAAGAAAGGGGCGCTAGCGCGCCCCTCTCATCACATCCCAGATTCTTTGCACCCAGTTCCTGGGTGGCGGTTCAATGCTCACCTTCTGGCGTCTTGCTGCCCATATGCGTTTCATCCTTTTACTCTGCGCGGCACGCTTCTCAGGCGTCCATGCTGCTTTGTGTTTGTTCATCAATCCCACCTAATTTCACAATTTCAGAACGCGGTATGAACCACCGTGAACCGTCTTGAATGGCCTTGATCTGGCCGTCTTGTATCCAGCGCCTGACGCGCTTGCGGCTGGCCTCGCTGTAGCCTTCACCGAATAGTGCATCACACGCCTCTCTGACCGTAAGTAGCGCCTGCCTAGCCATTCTTAGTTTCCTCATAGCCAGCCGGTGGCGGCGGTGCATCAGGCACGCTTGTATGGGGCGGTGGTGCCGGTGGTGGTGGTGGCGGCGGTGGTGCATAGACAGGGGCAGGGACAGCAGCTTGCTGACGCGGGGCACCATCATTGAGCCAGAGCCGTGATCTTGCCACGCGGTGGAATGTGTCACCGATCTTGACCTGTATCTCCAGACCAGGCTGCTGCTTGAAATCGTCCTTGGTGGCTCGATAATAGGCGTCCAGACGTGCCTTGAGATCAGGGTCACTGATGTTAAACCAGAAACTGATGCTCAAATTGTCGTCGATCTCAACGCCTCGCACCAACTGAATTTTGCCAGCTTTGTATTCAGGTTGTGCCATTTCGCAACTCCTTTTCTTTTTTCATCCAATGTCCATAAAAGCGTTCGTAGTCGTTGGGTCTGTTTTTGTGCATTGCAGTCAGCACAGGGTTCATCTCGCCGACCCAAGCGTTCAAGCCGGTGAGTGATGTAAAAGTTTTTGTCTTGTCGATTAGCGCCTCTAAATCGTAATCAGAGGCAGGCGCTTCATCATCTGCTTCTACGCCGTCACGGGGTGCCGACTTGTGAAAGTCAGGGTCATCACGCTCACCTGTGGAGATGAGCAACAGCGCACGCAGATATTGCTTCACAGCGTAAGACTGGGCGCTGCCGCTGGTCTGTGCGCCCGTCAAGGGCAACATGACATCCATGCCGACAGGATCGGTCTTTTCGCCTGACACATGGCCCATGCCGATCTTGTAGCTAAATTTGGCCCACAGTTTTGCATTGCCTGCGCTGAATGTTTCAGTGCCTACGCTATCAACTTGCGGGTGCAGCCCGTGTTCAGCGCAGATCGGGCGGCACATATCCAAGAACGCATCAACGGATGCAAAACTGTAGTTGCCGTGCTGGTTGCGGTCACCCTTGGCCAGCTTCTGTATCTGACCCATTGCGGCATTGATTGCTGCGTTGATCTTTGATTGATCACTCATTGTCACCCTCAACTGATCTGGTGTTGAATAGCCCTGCATGGGCCGGATTGTTCTTCATCCACAGCCGTGCGTAATACGGCTTGTGATGATCGTTGATCTTGAGCGCTTCACCATCTGGCCTAGCGTCAATGATGTTGATTGTGGTTTCCCAGCGGATGCGTTCCATGATCATCTGTGAGCCAACGCGCTTGTGGCCCTTGGCAATCGCCTCGCGGGTGAAGCGATCCCAAAGCTGGTACACAACAGGGTTCGCCTCGTGGAACGCCAAAAACCGTGCTTCACGCTGATTACGCGGTGCCTGCATGGCCTCAAACAGTGTGGGCTGCGCGTTCATGTCATCACCAGGTCTAGCAGCACTAGGGCGCACCACAAGCTGAAAACGCCAAACAATGCGCCAATGATCAGGCCGCACACACGGAAAGCCTCACGCCACACGCTGTAAGGGCGCAGTGGTCGGCCAGCTTCATTAACGTGGAGCCACAACAGGTTTCGTCTCATTTGAATCCCCATAGTTTTTTTGCCTCGTTCAAAACCTCTGGGCGCATATCCCACGCCCACATATGTGAAAAATCTGGTTCGATCAGGCGCAGCATTTGCTTTACCGAATCGGCAGATTTCAGGATGTTTTCGCGGATCGCGCACTTGGCTGTGATGTGATTGAGGGCAGCTTGCAGTCCCTCATTGGTCAGCCTGTCGCTATTGTCAGCGTGCATCACGCGGTAATCTTTGGCGTTGGCATAGACAATGGTCTGCATCAGGCCGGTGCCAGCCCAGTAGCCTGCGACCTGGCAAGTATGTGACCAGTCGGGCTGTGTGGGCAGGCTGGCAGCACGCTTGCCAGACTTGGTGTTGGCAGCAGCGCTTGACCATTTTGTTTTTAGTTCAATGCGGCGTGAGAAATCTGGAAAGCCGGAGTAGGGCAGTTCAAGCCCAGACAAGTTGGTGAAAATTTCAGATTCACCGTCGATGCGGTTCAGCCCGTAGTGGGCATGTGCTTCTTTTACGCCTTCAATGGCGTTGGTCAGCACCTCAGCGAACTCTGCGCGGTTGACCGCCAGCTTGCGCTCATCCTTGCCGTCATCCCATGTGCGCGGCTGGTATTCGTCCAAACGGCTCAAACCTTGCCGGATCACAGCCTCAATGGTGTGGCCATCAATCAGATGAAGGTTGGCGCAGTCTTGCACCACACGCCCTGCCAGCATGTTGGCGTTGTCATCTTTGTATAGGGTTATTGTAGCTTTTGCGGCCTGTACGTCGCCAACTTTGTCGCCCTTCACCACTTGCCAAGCCTGGGACAGCTTGGGACGGATTACGCACTTTTCAAACAATGTCCGGCAGATTGGACGTGATGCAGGATTGCTGTGATGAAAATAGTGCTTGTCAGCAGCCCATTTTATGCTGGGTGGTAGCGACATAAAAAAACCTCAACAGAAATATCTTCCTGCCAAGGTTTAAGTATCTTTACTTATTCCGTCAATAGACTTTCTTTAACCGTACCTAATATTACTTATTTTGCGGCATCATTTGTTCGCGATGGGCTGTGACATCAAAATCAACCCACTGCATTTCGCGCAATTCTGGACGCAAGATCATGTTGATGATGGGGCATCCCCATTCTAACTCAACATTCTCATGGCATCCAAAATGCTTGCTTTCGATGGTGTATCTATTACGGCCAGACTGATAGACAATGCCGTAAAGCAGATTATTTGTTTTGGTTTTGACGATGCTGTAATGGCCAAGGCAATCCTTGCTCACAATTTTTCGCTGCATTGGGTCAATGTTTACGATGTCCAAGTTGCCGTGTTGCCAAGCTGATGGGTGATCAAGATCGTCAGACAAATCCCAATATATGCACATGGAATCTTGGTAATAATAATCGTGAATATAAATCGCTTTGTTGCGGTATGGTGCCATGCGCGGCAGTTCCAGCCGGTGGCCCATGATCAATTCGGGATTTTTGCCGCCGTGCGATCCAAGCAGGATTGGTGCTGTTTTCTCAGCTTGCTTGGTCACGCAATCATTCCAGGTAAATACAGCGGCTAAAACGGGGATGGGTGGACTGCTGAAGAAAATCTGCTGCGCTGTGCAGTTCAGTATTTTTGCATACTCTTCCGCATCACCAAGCGAAATACCAATGTCGCCGGATTTGTGGCGTGACAAGGTAGCAGGCTGAATGCCTTTTAGTTCAGCGACCATGTTATTCTTTAGACCAGATCGCCTGATCATCTTGTCCAAATTGTTCGGTGCCACCGGCCCAGCCTTCAATGTCTTGCACATATTCATGGTATCACCTTGTCGCTTTCAGTCAAACATCTGATACAGGTAAGCCTATTGTCTTATTAGGTCAAGTCATATAACGTCAGTATAAATATTCTGTACGGACGACGTTATGCAATTGAACGAATATCGTGAGAGTAAGGGCTGGTCTTACAGCGAGTTGGCAAGGCTTGTAGGGGCTGCACACGCGACTGTGG